GGCCTCTGACGGGGCCTGTCGCGGACCCGGGCCGGATTCCGAGAGGGGCCTTGCCGATCGCCGTTTCCGGGATACGGACCATGACTTGATGGATTTTTTCCACATTCCGGACACAAACATCCAGAATTGGCGTTTCATCCGTAGGGACCCCTCCCCAACGCTCCGTGGTCCGTGGTCAGTGGTCAGTGGTCAGGAAATGCCAATGCGGTCCCTGTCCTCACGGTCCACGGTCCACGGTCCACGGTCTTGACTGGACCCTCTCCCCACTCCCATTGAAGGGATCGCCACGGATGCCGCGGATTCACCTGAGTCTCTGCCCTGACTGCGAAGAACCCCTGGACCTCGTCCAGCCCTCCGAGCGGGAACCCGATCACTTGTTGGGCGTCTGCTCCTGCTCCGGGCGCGCCCGATGGTGGCACGTCCTGGTGCACCCCGCGGATTGCGCGGCCGTTTTCCCGATCGCCGATCCCCGGCAGGCTCCGGCTAGACGGGAAACCATCGCATTCCCCGGGCGTCCAGCACGACGCGCCAGCGCCTGACCGGCGCCGGCCCGCGGCGCGGATCGTACCACACGACCCGGAAGGTTCGGACCGCGTGCGGGCTCCGCTCGAGCTGGCGGACCCGGAGCCAGTCCAGGACCTCCGCGTAACGCTCCAGGATCGCCACCAAGCGGCCGCGCGGCCCGTGGACCTGGAACCAGCCGCGCGAGAAGTCGAGCGGTCCCAGGACCCGTAGCGGGCTCACAGTGGGCGTCGTGGGCATGGGCGGATTCCTCGTCGGGGTTTAGACTCGGCTCCGGGCCGGCGTGTTGCCGATCCACACCCCCGGGGCTTTTGGTGTCCTCGCGGACTCGCCTGATCCCCCCGGGGGATTTTTGCGCGCTAGCCAAACCGGACCTTACCGGCGGCCGCGCGCATCGCCTCCAAGTCCGCGTGGCGGTAATGGTCCTGAGTCCGCGGCCGGGCGTGGCGCAAGAGGCGCTGAAGCATCAATTCGCCGATTCCCCAGCTCTCCGCGAGAGTCGCGAAACTGTGGCGGAACGCGACGAGGGTCAACCCGGGCACTCCGGCCCGATCCCCCAGGGCGCGGACCTCCTCGATGGGCCGGCGGCCGGCGGAGCCATGGAGCCACGGTCCGGACCGGTACCGGTGCGGAAAGAGCCACTCGCACCCCGTCAGGGGGCTCCAGCCGGCGAGGACCTCCGCCAAGGGGCCGGCGATCGGCAGTCGCGCCGAGCGGGCACGGGTCTTGAGCCGGCGGCGCCCGTGGGAGCGGATCGAGAGGAGTCCTCCAGCCAGATCGACGTCGGACGTCCGGAGTCCCAGGACCTCCGTCTTGTGGGCTCCCGTGAATGCCAGGGTATAAACCACGGCGCGGAGCCTCAGAGCCTCCCAGCGGGCCGATAATGCCTCGGAATCGGCCTGGCGGAGCACCTGGCCGATCTCCGCGGCCGTCCGGTGCCTGGGGAAGGGATCGGAGTCGCTCCGATCCAGAAGGTCGGCGGGCAGCCACGACGAGACCGGGCGGAAGTCGAAGGGATCGACGAGGTAGGCACGGGACGCGCCGTAGGTACAGACGGCCGAAAGGTGGCGGAGCAAGCCGTCCACGGTGGCCGGCGCGCGGTCCGGATACTGCCCGATCCAGTCGGCGATGGTGGCCGGGCTGAGATCGGCCGTCCGGGGGCAGAGCCGGGCGAACTCCGCCAACACCTGACGCGTCTTGTCCCGCGTGCCTCGTCGGCGCATCGGGGGGGCGTACAGCTTCAGGACCTCGTCGGCGAACGCGGTCCAGGGAATCCCCCGGGACGGGGGGCACGGTTCGAGCACGGGCATGAACACGGCGCGGGCTCCTCTGCGAGCGGGAGAGGCTCTTGGGCATGACGACGAGGAACCCGGGTTCTCTGTCCTGATTCTGACACACGATCGACTCCGACCGCGCCGCACACTGAAAATCCTGGTGTCGTCGGTTCGACTCCGACTCTGCCCACTCCGCCAAGGGTGCACGGCTCCAGCCTCCGGGCTGGATGTCCTGTGGGGCCGGCGGCCGGGGCTTCCGCCAAGAAACGACCCGGCCGCCGGTTTTTGAATTGCAGCCGACGCGGCGCGCGGCCGGAAAACGGCGCGCTCAAGGGAGGGAAACGCCTGGAAGCCCGTCCTCCGGTCCCTCTGTCCGCGGCGGGGGGCCGACTCGAGGGCCCAACCCGCCGCGGGGCCTTTTTTCTCCCTCTTTCTCAGAAGAAATACGGGTCGCGGCACCGTGCGAATGCAACCGCGGCACCGTGCGAATGCAACCGCGGCAGGATGCGATAGCATGCACTGGACCGATCGACGGTTGTTGGGGCGTCCTCGGTTCTCATGGGTCGGCGGGGAATCGGTCCGGAAATGCGCGCACCCCGAACGGATCGGGGTGGCAAGGTTTCAGCGGCGATGTGCGTTTTCGGGGGGCGCCGGCCTCACTCGGCACAGGCGCGACCGGGGCGTTTCAGGCTCCGGAGCCCTGGGCCGGCACCTCCGGGCCGGCGGGCGTCTCTTCCGGGGCGGCATCGGGCGGAACCGGGCAGCTCGCAAGGTCGCGCTTGATCCGATCGGCCTCGAACCGATCCCCGCGGCGACGCTTCTTTTCCGCGAGCCCCTCCATGCGTCCGCGGGATCCGGTCCACCATCCCTTGGTTCTTCTCAGTTCCTCCGCCGCGGCCTGGGGATCCGGCTCCGCCTCCGGCGGCGGCGGGCTGGCACGCGGCACCACCGCGGGGACGGGCACCGCGGGGCGGGGCGGGGGCCCGGGCCTGACCGGCTCCGGCTCCTCCCGGCGGCGACCGGCGAGGCGCTTGATGAAGCTGATGACGCGCCGTCCGCCGGTCCGGATCCGGTCAATCCAGCCGATTTCGTGCTCGAGCGTATAAAGTGCCTCCTGCACCGAGCGCTCGCAGTAATCGGACAGCTTCGACAGGACGGCGTCGGTCACCTCGATACCCAGCTCGGTCTTGCCGGCGGGCAGCAGCTCCAAGAGGCAATCCCACAGCTTCGAGGCGGCCGGATAGATCGACTTGGGCAGGCGCGCCAGCGAATGGGGATGCCCGTGCCAACCCTCTCCGCCGGGGGCAAACATCGCGGCGGCACTCATGGCGCGTCCCCCCTTCCGCGGTCCGGGGCCTGGGGCGCCGACTCGCTCCAGTCGCGCCGGTCGAAGATCGGTAAGTAGAGCTGGATCGTGCGGGGATCGCGGCGGGGCCGATCGGTAGCGGACGAATTGATCCGACCGACCGTTGACTCGGGGACGGGTCGCTTGTAGTCTATGCTTGTACAGGGATCGGATCCCTCGGCTGAGTCGTGTTTCACGGTCTCAGTCCTGTGGTAGGGCCGGGATCAGTGCTTCCGCCAAGAAACGAGCTGATCAAGGCTCAACAAGTTTTCTGGTTTGACGGATCAACATCCTTCAAGTCAGGGCACGTGGACCGGTCGGGCACTGTGCCTGACCGGTCCTCGTCCTTTACGCGGTTATACCCGCGCGCCGGCTCCTTTCGAATCCTCCGCCAGCCAATTCGAACGGATTTCGCGCCAAAGCTGGCTGATCCTTGCCACGTGGCGGACCCTCACGCGGGCGGCCGATGCCGCGGGCAGTAGTGGCGGAATCCCCCCTTTTCCCCGGGGGCCGGCTCGATCCGGCTCCAGCGGGCTCGCTCGAGCAGCAAGAGCAAGGGCTCGATCCGGTCGGCGGCGAGCAACCCCAGATCGTAGGCCGGTCCGATCACGTGGTCCGTGCACCCGGGCGCGTCGCACGTGGCTATCAAGTAGTCGCGGATCATGGGCGGGGGCTCCTCAAGTGCTCCGCCAGCCGCGCGGCCAGGCGCGTCCAGTCGGGATAGTCGTTGCGGACGAAACCGGCGGTCCGGTCCAGGACGATCGTCGCTCCGCAGTCGGCACAGCGGTAGGTGACCACCTCGTGACCCTCGGCGGCGGCGTCGTGGTAGGTGGCCGATTCGACCACCTCCCCCGGGCAATGGCTGGGCTCCAGCAGGATCCCCGGGGCCGAGGGATGCAGCCGGCGGAATTCGGCGTGGGTCATCGCGGCACCTCGCTCCCCTGGGCGACGGCCGGGGCCGATCCCCAGTGCGTGGGGCGATCGGCCTGGATCGCCAGCTCGCGGACGACGTCGGCGACCTGGGGCCGGCTCCAGTCCACGATCTTGCGGGGGTAGCCGCGGTCCGCGCCCATGTTCGAGACGCGGTCAAACTCGTCGTGGTCCTTGGCCCAACCGAAGAGGGCCTTGCCCGTCCGGGGCGGCTCCCCCTCGAACCGGGGCGGGGGCTCCGGGCGCCGCGACCGCGCCGGCCTGGTCGTGGTCGTGGTCGTGGTCGGGGCGGCCGGGGGCCTCGACCGGGCCTCTCGAGCCGGCTCCGGCTCGGGAGCCAGTCCGGGCCGTCCGCGTGCGTCCGGGGCCGTCCGGGGCCGTCCGGGGCCGTCTGGAGGCGTCCGACCGGCCGGGACCGGGATCGGTCCGACCGTCGTCCGGACGTCGGCGGCCGTCGGGGGGCCGCGCAATGCCTCGTCGCACTCCACGACGAGGGCAAGGATTTTCGCGGTCAGCGCGGGGGGCAATTTCTCGGTGTCAAACGTGATTCGGGGCATGGTGGTTTCCTGGGGTTCGGGTTCGGGTTCGGGTTCGGGCCGCGATCAGCTCCCACGAAAGGACCGCCCGCACCTCCGCCGCGCATTCGGCGTGGGCGCGCTGTGCGTCCGCGGCGACCGCGGCGACCGCGGCGACCGCGGCGACCGCGGCGGCGGCGGCCGCGAAGGGATCCGGATCGTAGGCGGCGGCGGCGGCGAATGCGGCGGCGGCGAATGCGGCGGCGGCGTCCGCGGCCAGGGCGGCGTCCGCGGCGGCGGCGTCCGCGGCGGCGGCGTCCGCGGCGGCGGCGTCCGCGGCCAGGGCGGCGTCCGCGGCGGCGGCGCACACCTCGGCGATCGAGGCGTCGCCGCGCGCCCAGGACTCGGCGATCTCGATTGCGCGCCGGGGACGCGGATCGCACGCCGGGACCCGCCGGAGCGCCAGCCGCGCGCACCGGCACGCGGCCGTCACCACCAGACGGCGGTCCACGCCCAGGCGCGAGGCGAGCCAGAGCATCCAGTCCCCACGCGGGCAGGAGACCCACGCCTCGCGTGGGTCGCCGTGATCCCGGGCCCATTCGAGCGCCTCGGCGCAGGGGCCCAAACGTGACAGCAGATCAATCCAGTCGACCATCGTCATGGCACCAGCTCCGTCAGGGGATGGGACTCCGGGAGTGGGGCGGAAACGTCAGACGTCGGTGTTTACTTCGACTCCTTGTCGGGCGCAAAGCGCCCGGTTCGGACCTCGATACCGGCCGCGCGGGCGGCAGCCTCGATGCGCTGGATGATCAAGTCCCCGTACTCGCGCGTCTTGCGGCCATACTCGCTGTCGCCTGGCCAGTTGTCCCCGACGTATATGGACAACTCCACCAGCTCCCCGCGGGCATTCACATACCCGGCGACGACGGACACCGACGCGTAGGGGACTGACCCGGCAAACCGATGGTTGCGCGTGAGGCGGAGTATGCGCGAGGGGGGGGCGTCCTTCGCGAGCTCCTCGAGGAACTCCTCGACGTCGTTGAAGGTGACTTTCATGGGTTGGTGGGCTCCTTTTGGGGTGCGTCGGGGAACGCTTCGTAGTTCTGCCATCGCCCGTTCCACGGGCACGGATCCAGTGCCCGAAGACCGCGGCGGATCAGCTCGTTGAGATGCTTGCGGCGCGATCCGCCGAAGTGCCTCTCGGTCGTGACGGCGAATCCCTTCGAGCCGATCGCTCGCATGTGGTCGCGTCCGTGCCTGGCGAAGGTCGACCGGCCTCCCTGCCGGCCGATCTGTGCCGCGTTCTGGCGGTGAAACGGCATTGGCCTGGCTCCCTCTCACTCGTAGCCATAGAGAGGGTTCCGCGCGTCCAGCGCCCGGCGTTCGGCGTCCCGCCGTTCGACCTCCTCCGTCCACTCCCGGTACTCGCGCCAGTCCTCCTCCGTCGGGACGTAGGGGGCCTCCGGCGCACCTCCGGCGATCGGGGCGACCGATCCGGCCTTCTTGCAAGCCCGGTTGATGGCGTCGATCGCGATCAACTCCATCATGACGGGGTCCGCGGTCTCGTCGTCGATCTCCGGCGGGACGAGCGCGGCGCCCTTCAGCAGGGCGGCAGCGACCGACCGGCGGGCGGTCACGAGGAGGTAATCGGCGGCGTCAGCCAGGTAGGCCGCGCCCGAAGACCGGTACGTGGGGCCGTGTCCGCTCCAGTGGCCGAACTCGTCCCAAGCCGGATCGGTCAAGCGGACGGGCTCCGCCGCGGTCTCGAGGACCTCCTCCGCGGCGGCGACGTCCTCCGGGTGGATCAGGGCTCCCACGGTGGTCCCCTCGGCCGCGGCGTGGCTCACGATTGCCTCGAGGGCATTCGGGGTATAACCCCACTCCGCCAGCCGGACGCGCAGGAGCGCCAGCTCCGGGCGGTACGGGTGGGATTGGACGGTAACAGCCTCGTGCGGTACACTTGCCATTGAGTCTTCCCTTCTCATCGAGCGGAGACTTCCGGGCCTCGTGGGTGTCTTGACCACCCGCGGGGCCTTTTTGTTGCGCCCGGACCTCCCGGGCGTCGCTCTCATGCTATCCGGGTGACTGTAACCAGTCAACTGGTTACTGAAAAATCATGGGCTTGATAACGGGAAATGGCACGTGTAGGATTGACCAGTTCGTGGGCGCTGCGATCGTCTGGTATTCTGGGAGACTCGTAACGGGAGTATTCGAATCATGGCAGGCATGGCGGTACGCGAACCGATGGCAAGGCCCAAGGGGAAGCGGTCCGAACGCGACGACGTGGCGGTCAAGATCGACCGCGAAGTCTACGACAAGGCAAAGCTCGTCGCGCTGCGGCGGCGGATCCCCCTGGCGGAACTCCTCAGCGAGATCCTCCGGGGGCCGATCGACCGCGCTTACCGGGTGGAAATCAGCCGGCTCACGCATCAGGAAGGCACCGAGTGACCATGCCCTATCGAATCTTGATCCTGGCCGTCGCCTGCGTGTGCCGTCCCTACGAGGCGGATCCCCTCACACCGATCCCGCGGCCGATCCGGACAGCCCGGTATGCGGGGCTGCTGGATGCCGCACGGGCACGTCAACCCGGAGTCCTCTTCCTCGGTGATTCGATCGCCGCGCGGTGGCTGACCACGGGGCGGCCCGTCTGGGATCGCGCGTTCGCTCCCCTCGGGGCGGCAAGCCTGGGCGTGGGCGAGGACCGCACGGAGCACCTGCTCTGGCGACTGGAATCGGGCGAGCTCGCCGGGATCGACCCGGGCGCGGTCGTGCTCATGATCGGGACGAACAACCTCAGCCGGTGTGAACCGGGCGCCATCGCCGCGGCGATCGAGCGGATTGCAGCGCGCTGCCGCGCAATCTGGCCTGCTGCTCCGATCGTCGTCATGGGGATCCTGCCGCGGTCGGACCGGGGCTCCGTCCGGTTGAATGCGGCGGGCCGGCTGGTCAATGCGCGGCTGGCCGGGCTCGACGACGGGTCCCGCGTGCGGTTCCTCGACCTGGCCGGGGACCTGGCCACCCCTGATCACGAGGGACGGCTACGACCCGAAATGGGCACAGACGGCTTGCACCTCTCGGTGGACGGATACCGGGTCTGGGCTCGGGCGCTGGCCGGCTTCCTGTCCAGAAAGGCCAAGGAAGGGGAGCAACCGTGAGGAAGCCGCCTCCGACCCTCCTGGGCGCGCCCTACCGTCCGCCGCGGCCGATCCGGCGGGGGATCTATTTCGACCTCCTCCGCGGCGATCTGCGGGGGGAAGGTCCCTCCGATGCACCGATCGCCTGGCCCCGGGGGCGGGCCCACTTCCGCGCGCGGCCCCTGCCGATCCTCTGCGACGAGCTGGCCCGCGCGATCCGGACGGAGTCCGTCCGGGCAATCGTCCATCACTGGGGCATCAGCCGGGACACGGTCAAGCGCTGGCGCAAGGCCCTGGGCGTGCCTCGGTACAATCCAGGGACCATCTCCCTCTGGCGCGAGCTGGCCGCGGCCAAGCTCCACAGTCCGGCGGTCAAGCGGGCGGCGCGGCGGGCCTGGCGGGCCTCGATCGCGCGCCGGCGGGCGACCGCGGCGGCGGCCGTCAACCTCGAGGGGGCGACGGGCCGATAGAGTGGAGGGATCCCCTGCCGACGTCGGGAGGGGGCGAAGGTACGATCGAAAGGAATCGACCAATGGCCAGGCGCCGACGGCCGCACGGGTCCGCGGAAAAACCCGGGCGCGTCAAGACGACCCTCTGCCTCGAGGCGGACCTTCACGCGCTCTTGCGCTTCGAGGCGTCGCGCTTGCGCGTCACCGCGTCGGGCCTCGTCGAAAGCTGGATCCGCGAAAAGCTGGCGGGCCTCGTCTTCTCCGATCGGCGAAAATCCAGCGATCCGGCCGAGGGTAAGGATCGGCCGGACTCGCGCGGCCGGATCAGGATTGACGAGGCATCGGCCGCTTGACGGGGGCGGATCCGGTCGGTTATGCCGGTCGGTGGATGGCAGGACCCCGTCCAGGCCCCCTGCTCCGTCCTGTTCGTGGCAACGTCCGGCGGGGCAGGGGGGCTCCGAGGGTCACTCCGTCACCCTGTTCGGCGAGCGTCCCTCCGGTCCCGGCTGCTGGGTGCTTCCGGGCCGGAGGGTATGTCCGGGCTATCGTGTCCGGGCCTTGCGCCGGCTCCGCACGGGCACCGAATCGGCGTGTCGGCGGCCCACCTTCTTGCGCCAGTAGACCGCGACGGCCGCCTCGAGGGCAGCCGTCTCCGTGGGGCGGATCCCCGTCAGGTCGCAATCGACGTCGCGGATCTCCGCCAGGTACCGGAGCGTCTCCTCCGAAAAACGATGGGCGGTCATGATCCGGGCCACCGGTCAGTCCTCCTCGATCCACCAGCGGTACGGCTGCCCGGCCACGGTGGTCTGTCCCGACTCCTGACCGCGGAGGATCTCCTCCTCGATCTCCGATCTGAGCTGGGGGTGGAGGTCCGGGTGGGCCAGGCCCATCCGCTCGCCGTAGGTCCCTCCCTGGCCGCACCGGGAGATCGCCACCTCGATCTCCTTCTCGACGCGCTTCGCCGTGCCTTCGAGCGCCTCGAAAAAGGCGTCGCTGTCCCCCTCGGGGACGTCCGCCAGCACGCGCTGGAACGTCCACCGGTGCAGGTCCAGCACGTCGCCGTCGGCGTCGCAGACGTAGAACTCGCCGCCGGGCTTTTCGATCTGGAAAAACCCGCGGCCTGACCGGTCCTCGGTGACCAGCGTGATCCGCTCGCAACCGGCCGGGATCTCCTCGGGGATGGGGTCGGTCAGTCCGTAAGTCCGGGTCTTTGGCGCCATCGAAAGTCTCTCCTGCCTCGTTGCCGCGGCACTCAATCGGCCGCTCCATCTCCCCCGTCGGGTGACGGGGGGTGAGGAGGGGTCGGTCAGGCGTCTTCTGGCTCCACGAAGAGGTAGCGCCAGGAGTCCGATTCCGAGCGGACCTCGATACCGCCGGGAACCCGGAAATAGCGGCAACCAGTGCCCTCGATATCGGTCCCGTCGCCGCGCGGGAACTGGTGATAGATCCGCCCCCGGCGCGGATTGAGCAGCCGGAACGCGAGCCGGCGCTGCCGGTCGCTCTCCTCGACCTCGAGGAAGGCATGATCCCCATTGGAGCGCTCGATTTCCAGCATGATTCCGACCGGCAGCAGCCGGCGGAACTCCTCGGCGGTGATCTCGGTTTCATTCGTCATCGTTATCGCTCCTGTCCTTGTTGTCGCGGCACTCTGTCGGCCGCATGTCCTGATCCTACCCGGACTGTCTAGACATGTCTAGACAGCGCTGCGAAAAATCATCATGCGTTTGCATCAATCGTCCAGCGCTTCGACGGCGCGCGCCAGGTCCGCGCCCTTGGGCGTCAAGTAGCCTTGCGTGGTCTTGACGTCGCTGTGTCCCAGGTGGGCGGCGACGTCGGTGATCGGCACCCCGCGGTCCAGTAACCTCCGGGCGCACGTGTGGCGGAGCACGTGGGCCGAGAAGTCCTCCAGTCCCACGCGCTTGCCGACCCTCGCGGCGCGGCCGTAACGCTCGATGATGTCCTGAATCCCCCGGATCGACAGCCTGCCGCGCTGACCGGTCAAGATCGGCCCTTGCTTGCTCCCTCCTCCCCAGTCCAAGAGGGCATGCCGGAGGGTCTTGGACAGCTTGACGGCGCGCTCCTTGGCGCCTTTCCCCTTCCGCACGACCAGCTCGCCCTTCCGCTCGCTGATGGAGACGTCCTCCCAGTCGAGCGCCTGCATCTCCGAGACGCGCAACCCGCCGTGCAGCCCCAGGTAGAGGATCGCCACGTCCCGGGCGCTGTTGGCCGTCTCGACGGCCGCCACGAGGGCGCGCTCCTCGGTTGGCTCCAGCCACCGGGGATCGGGCGGTCCCTGGCGCTTCTGGGGCTTGGGCGGCTCGAAGCGGACACCCAGATCCCGGGCCTGCGCCCACCGGAAGAACGAGCGCAGGGCCGCCAGCTTGCGGTTGACCGTCGGCAGCTCGGCGCGCCCTCCGGCTCGACCGCCCGAGGCCTCGAGGGCCCCTTTCCAGTCCAGGACATCGCGCTTGGACAGACTGCCCAAGGCCGGCTCCTCGTCGTGGCGGTCCGCGTACCACCGCGCGAAGTGCGCGAGTTCATCGCGATACCCGCGGATCGTGTGCCCCGAGCGCTCCGATTCCTCGAGGGAAACCAGGAACTCCGCCACCAATGCCGACCATGCCTCATGCGCCATCGAAAATTGTCCCGAGTTTGTATGCACCAGATTCCGGGGGATAATCGGCCGGATCCGATGCCCTTAAGGGGGTTTCTGGGGGTTTTTGCTACGTACAATACCCATTGTATGCACCGCCGCCCCGTCCCGCCACCCCGCCGCACACCCCCCCCCTAGGGCTTTTTCGCGCATATCCAGGGCGCATACTCGGGGGGGGCTTGACGGACCGGGACGGACCGGATAGGTTTAATATAGCAGCGGCGGCAACCCCTCCCCTCTCACCCCCACCTCCCCATGACCCGGTAACACCCCGGCAATCCCCCGGGAAAACACCGCCCGGGGGCCTCTCCCCAAGTCGTCTCGCCGCAGGCGCTTAGCCTGCCTGATCCGGCGTCTTCGCCTCCCCTGTCGCGTCACACGGCCGTTTCCGGTCCCGTAAAGAGGTACACACCCCTCCGTGCTCGAGCTCCCTCCCCGATTGGTCCCCCTCTTCCCCATCGGCCCCTTCACCCCGGGCGCGAAGTGCGGCCACAAGCGGCCGATCCGACCGGGCTCCGCGTTCGTGTGCATGGTCTGCCACCAGAGCGGACTGGACCACATCCCCTCCTTCCAGCGCGATCCCCGGACCGACCCGGGCCGACGGCGCCGGCCTCGACACTCCGAGGCGGCCCGATCGTGTGACCGGGCCGGCTCCGGGAAACCCCTCCACCCCGAGACCCGGCGCCAGCGCCGGCGGCGTCTCTTCGGCGATCCCGCCGGCGACCCCCGAAAGGCGGCCTAGATGGTCCACCGCGACGCCTCGGCAGTCGGAGCCCTCAACTACGTCGTCAGTGGCGTGGCGACCGTGGGCGCCGTCTTAGGCGGCCTGAAAGCCGACTCCTTGACCGCGTGGGCCGGCGCGCTGGTGGCGATCCTGGCGGCCGTCTGGGGCCTCTGGCGCGACCAGCGGCGGCGCGACCGGGAGGAAGCCCGGACCGACGCGGTGCTCGACCTGATCACCCAGGCCAACGAAACCGCCATCAAGGCCGGTCAGCCGGCGCCCTATCCCGATTACCTCCCCGTCCCCTCGAGAGCTCCCGCCAAGTGACGAACCCCGCAAGCGAGGGTCCTCCCCTCCGGCTGGAATACCGGCTCGCCTCCGAGTTGATGACCAACCCGGCGAACTGGAAGGCGCACCCGTCGGGCCAGCGCGCCACGATCTCGGAGCTCCTCGACCGTGTGGGGTGGGCCGGCGCCGTCCTGGTGAACGAGCGCACGGGGCGCATGCTCGACGGCCACGCGCGGCGCGAGATCGCCTTGGCGGGTAACCAGGCGGTCCCCGTCCTGATCGGCGATTGGAGCGAGGAACAAGAGCGGCTCATCCTGGCGGGCCTGGACCCCTCCGGCTGGACGGCCATTGCCGACCGGCGGAAGTACGAGGCGCTCTTAAGCGGCGTCCCCGAGATCAAGGGCGACGAGTTCAAGGAACTGCTCGCGGCCGTCAAGGACTCGAGCCAGCTCTTGAATGAGTCCGGCGAACCGGAGGAAGCCGACGGCGCGAAGCGAACCGGCGACGACTCCGACGAAATCACGATCGCCCTGGATTCGATCTGGCCCACCGATAACGCGTACTCGGTCCCGTCCCTGCTCCCGGAATTGCAAGCCGACCAGGTGGCCGGACCCGTGACGACCTGGGGCACCCAGGGCGCGCGGCGTCCCATGCGTGGCACCTGGCACTTTTACACCGCGGACTCGAAGTTTGACCCCCTCTGGCGGCGGCCGCACCGCGTGCTGTACTCGCGGCCGGCGGCCGTCTGCGAGTGCAACTTTTCCACGATCGAGCAAAGCCCGTTCGCATTCTCACTCTGGAATATCTACAAGAAAAGATGGCTCGCCCGGTACTGGCAAGCCGCGGGCCTGCGCGTGTTTGTCGATCTCAACGTCGACGCAGACCTGAACGCCCCCAGTGCCGCCGTGGGCGGGGCGCGGCCCAACCTGCTGGGCGTGCCTGCCGGCTGGGCGGCCTACTCCAGTCGGGCGCACGCCGACCGGCCGGAGAACCTGCTCCCCGAGTGGGAGACGGCGCGGGAGCACTCGGGCAAGGAACACCCCCTTTTCCTCGTCGTGGGCGGCGGCCGTCGGGTCAAACAGCTCGCGCAAGAACACGGATGGGTGTGGGTCCCGGAGCAGATCCAGCAAGCGCACGGCGAGCCGAAGGACGGTGACGACTAATGGGACTCTTCAAGAAGCTGGCGGGCCGGCTCCGGCGTGGGGCCAAGAAGAAGGGCGACGGCGAGACGGCCGATATCGGGCTCTTGCGTCCCCCCGACAGTCGCACCAAGAAAGCCACCGCGGGCACCGCGGCCGGGCTCGGGCGCGGGGGCCTCGGTCCCGAGAGTGTGCGGCTCCCCAATCGGCACAAGTTCGGACCCCGCTCCGGGCCGGCTCCGCGGCTCCCCCGGGCCAAGGGCCATGGCGGGAAATCCCCCTCGCTGATGACCCGCGTGGGCGTCCGACTCCGCGGCATGTTCGGAGGATGAGTTGAGCGAAGAGCAGACGGCCGGCCCGATCCCGCCGACGTACATCATGGTGACCGGCTCCGAGGCCAACGCGCTCTACCGGGCACTGGCGCGGGGCGAGTCGGGCGAGGCGGCCGTCGGGCCGGCTCGGTTCGCCGTCCTGGACCAGAATCGTCGGCTGGGGCGCGGGACCTACCTCGTCCTCAATTACCTCACTCCGGAGGACCTCGGCTCGTGACGCGGCTGGACCCCCAAACCGCCGAATGGCTCGTCCTGGCGTTCCTCGTGGCGGTCGTCGCCGTGACGGTGGCCTTGGACGTCTGGCTGTACTCGTTCCATGGGGCGTCCTGCACGATCAGCCACGTGGTCCGGCGCTGGATCGAGCGTTACCCCAGTGTCCTCCTGGCGGTCGTCTTCGGCTCCGGGATCTTCCTGGGGCACGTCTTTTTCCCGTACTAGGAGTCCCTTTTGCCACTCGAGAAAGCACCTCCGTTGATCGGCGTCTTTATCTCGGTCTCTCGTGACGAGGCGCGCGCGCTGGCGGCGATCGGCTGGGACGCGGAATCCTTCCGCGACATCTTCCAGGCGGCGCGGGCGCGGCTGATCCTGGGTCAACCCCGTTGGGACGCCATCATGAAGGAGTACGACGCGCACCGCGAACCCTACATCATCGTGGTGGGGCACGAGCCGGAGGGGCCGGCGCCGGCCTCGAGTGGCTCCGGCTCCGGGCGGTAGGGCGCGCGGGACAACTGATCGTGACTCATGGCCAATCGCTCCCAGTCCCAGATTGCAGCGGCGCGGGAAACCCGGGCCTGGCGGATGCGGTCCCGCGGCTGGACCCAGCACCGCATCGCCGACGAGCTGGGCATGGAACAGGGGAGCGTCTCGCGGATGCTCGATCGGATCGAGACGCGCGAACTCAAGCGCTTGAGCGGCTCCGTCGGGCGCGTCAAGGCCGTCCAGAACGCGCAGCTCGAGCACGCGATTGAAGAGTCGATGGACGCCTGGCACCGCTCCAAGAACCCGCGCAAGCGGGCGGCACGGAAGGAAGCGACGGCCGGCGGCTCCGGCTCCGGTCCCGACGAGGGTCAAGCCGGCGACTCGGTGCAAACCACCGAAGTGATCGAACGGGACGGCGATCCGGCGCACCTCTATTGCGCCATGGGGGCAATGGACCGGCAACGGTCGCTCTGGGGGCTCGATGTGGCGGCCGCGCAGCAAGAGCCGGTCGCATCGGTGGCGGAGCTGGCCAAGTCCCTCTTAACGACCGGCGATGCCTACCAGAAGCGGCGGAAACACGAGGCGCAGGCGGATCCAGCCGGGGATTCCCCGGGACCTGTTCCGGCCGATCGCGGCGGAGTTGCGGCTGTGTCGGCGGGACCCGAGTCGGTTTAACGAGACCCTGCTTTGTCGGTCCCCTTATTGGTGGCGCCAGGAGGAAATCTGTCAGGCGATCGTGGATTACCCGGTGGTCGCGGTCCCCGCGGGCAACGGCGTGGGCAAGAGCCGGGTTGGTTCGGGGATAGCCCTCTGGTTTGCCCTGTGTCATCCCGATTGCCGGGTGGTGATCGCGGCGCCGACGACCGACCAGCTCAAGAAAGTGCTCTGGGCCGAGCTGACGGGGGCCTACCAGACCGCGGCCGACCACGGGCGCTATCTGGGCGGCCGGTTCGGGGACTTGAGCCTCGACTTCGGCGACGCGTGGACGATCGAGGGTTGGGGACAAGGATCGGTCGAATCGAAATCGGGGAGACATGCTGGTGACTTGCTGGCGATCATCGACGAGGCATCAGGTTGCAAGCCGTCGGTCCTCGAGGCGATCGACTCACTCAACCCCTCGCGGCGGCTTTATCTCGGCAATCCCCTTCGAGCCGAAGGCGTCTTCTTCGAGACATGCAGTCGGGAGAACGACCCGAATACCAAGGTCATCCGGATTCCCTCCCTGGAATCCCCCCATATCGAGTGGGACCGCTCCCCCTGGGGCCTGGCGGATCGGACCTGGCTCGAGCTGTCGCGGTCCCATTACGGCGAGGATTCCCAGTGGTGGCTTTCGCACGTCCTGGCCCAGTTCCCCGGGGAGCTGTCGCAAACCTTGCTCCCGGCGGCCTGGCTCCTCGAGGCCTCGCGGATCGTCCACGTGCGGAGCGGTCCCGTGTGGCTGGGGATCGATCTGTCGCTCGGGGTTGAACGCGACGAGACGTGTCTTGTGTGGCGGGACGATACGGGAGTGATCGGCTCCGAGGCGTCGGCACGCTGGGGCCTGGAAAAGGCGGCCGAACGGGCGGCCGTCCGGTGCAAGGAATTCGCGATCAAGCCGGAACACGTGGTCTTTGATTCCACGGGAATAGGGGCGGATTTTGCCAACCGACTACGAGCCGTTGGGGTGCTTGGGGCGAAAGCCTTTTCGGGAGCACGCTCCGGGGGCGAGCGGTTTGCGAATCTACGTACCGCCAGCGCCTGGGCACTCCGTCGGCGGCTCGACCCCGCCCGGAAAATTGGGGCGGCTACTCCGGGGGATGCTCCTCGTGTTTACGTGGCTCAGAAGCCGTTTGCGATCCCCGCGGCGCTCGTGCAAAAGTACCGGCCCGAATTGCAGCAGTTGCGCTGCGAGAACGCACCTGACGGTAGTCTGGCCCTCGAGCCCAAGGAAGCCCTGGCCCTCCGGATCAAACGATCGCCCAACTTCCTAGACGCTCTCTCCATGACGTTCGCTTACCCCAATGCCTGACCCCTCCCCCTCGACTCCCTCCAGCTCCTCCGGCGCCGGCCTGACCGTCCCTCGGCTGGCTCCCCGTCCGTCCGCGTCTTCCCAGCGGGAAATCGAGCAAGAATGCCTCGCGGGGCTCCCGAATCAGATCGCTCGCATGCGCGACGCATACGAGTGCTTACGTTACTCGATGGGGCGTTTCGAGGAGTTTCCGACCAGGCGGAAGGACAGCCGTTACAAGTCGCCTGCCGTGCGGCGGACGTCCCCGGTGTTCCGCCGGATCGTCGATGTGCTCACGATGCATTTATACAAGAGTCAGCCGACCCGGAAGCTGGCGGACCCGGTGGCCTCGGAGTGGCTCGAACAAGTCTATAGACGTAATTATGCGTGGGCCAAGTGGAAGCGGGCCGATCAGTTGACGCTGATCGGGGGCTTTGCCGGGTTCCAGTTCAGTGGCTCCGAGGATCCGGCCAAGCCCGTCAAGATAGCCTGCTGGGGACCCGATCAACTGGCCTACTGGACGGACCCCAACGACTCGACCAGGGTCGACGCGGTCGCGACCCTCGACTTCCGGGATAACCGGCGGCACCTCCGGCTCTGGACCAAAGACCAGATCGTCGATTTCGACACGACCAAGGGACTGACCCACCCCGGTTTCGGCTCCGCGTCCTTCGAGCGGAGCACGAGGCGGGCGAATCCCTACCGGGACTCCGACGGCCAAGGAATCCTGCCGTTTAGCTTCTCGCACTGGGAATTCCCCGTCGGCGAGTTCACGACCAATTCCCCCGGGCTCAACCTCCGCGACCTCAACCAGGGCGTCAACGATCGTCTCGACAACCTCGGGGACTCGATCTACTTCAACTGCAAGCCCATCGGCCTGGCCGAAGGCGTGGCGGACGGCTGGATTCCGCCGGTCGAATTGAGACCGGGCGACTTCATCAAGCTCCCTTCGGAGCAGGACATCGGCGGCAACGGGCCGCAAGCGACGCTCAAGTATCTGATGCCGGACCTGCGGTACGTGGCGGCCGACTGGGAGGACATGAACGCATTTCTTGATCATACTTTAGAAATGTATGGCGTGCCTCCTTCACTTATACGTATGGTGCAATCCGGCGCCAAGAGCGGGCTCGCGATCCAGAGTGAACAGCTCCCGATACTCGGGTTCGTCGAAGGCCGTCGGGCGGACTGGGGATGCTACGAAGAAGAGGCGGCGAAGACCGCGGTCGCGATCGGCGCGGCGCACCTGCGCAACGTGGGCCTGGACTCCGACGCGGGCCGGCTGGCGGCGATCCTCGATGATTGGGCGTTCTCGTTGCGGTGGCCCTCCCTCTTCATCCAGCTCCCGGGACCGGAGCGGGACGCGGCCGACGACTGGCGGCTGAATCACTCGCTGGTGAGCCTCGTCGGCTTGCTGCAAGAGCGGCAAGACCTCACGGAATCCGAGGCGTTCGAGGCGCTGGCCAAGGTGGCCGAGCAGAACGCGCGCTTGAAGAGTCTGGGGATCAACCCGACGCCGGGCGGCAACCCGTTCGGCTCGATGGGCGGGGGCGGAGCGGACCTCGAACCGGGCGGCCTCGACTCGGGGGAGCCGGCTCCGGCAGCCGGCGGCGGACCGGGACCCGACGAGGAATCCAACCCCGACGAGCAAGCAGGGGGGCCGTACTGATGCAGCCACCGAAGACGACCACGATACCGGCAAAGGCTCCGGCTCCGGGCTCGACGCGCCGGCTCACGATGACCGAGGCACGGGCCAAGGTCCGGGCGCTCAAGCAGCGGATCAAGCTCGGCAAGTGCCATTGCGGCGGGCTCTGCAAGGGCTCCACGCCGTGCGGGGGGGCCTCCTGATGCCACGGGGCGGCGGAGCACGATACACGGCGCTGAAGGCCGGCACGGGCGGGCGGCTGGGCTCCGCGCGGAGCAAGACCGGGGATCCGGCCTGTTCCGAGGCGATGAGTCTGTGGGTCCGCGCGCGGCATTCCGGGCTTGCGGTCGCGGCCGAAGTCTTCAAGGTCCTCGCCATGTGCCGCGCCAAGGCGCGGAATCTCAATCTCTCCCGCGGGCACCAGATCGCGGGCAACGAGGCGAAGTCCCAGGTTTTCGCCAAGCGGGCCGAGCGGGGCCTCTCGAACAAGGGCCGGCTCGAGCTAGCCAAGGGCCTGAAGGCCAAGCGGGCGGCGGCGCTGGCGGCCAGGACCGCGGCCGGGCCGGCTCCGGCACGGGCGGCGCACCATGACAGGGTCCTGGCCGACCGCATCGAAGCCTACCTGAACCGGGGCCACCATCTGAACGTACCAACCCGGTACATCGGGATGGCCTTTTCCAAGGGCAATGGCAACGTCCGGCGCGTGGGCGATCGGATCCAGGTCCATGACATGCAGGGGCGGCGCCGGCGGGCCTGGGTGGACGTCCCCCGGGACGTCCTCGAGCGGCACCTGGGCGGCCCGACCCTCCGCGCGCAGGAAATCCGCCGGGACGCCGCGCGGCTCCGCGAGCGGCCGGACGCCGAGCGGAAGAGCGCGGCCGAGATCGTCGGGCGGATCCGGGCGGGCCGGGCCAAGCCGGCGGCTCCGGCAACCCCTTCGCATCCATCGCCGGCGACATCCGAGCCGAAGGGCTTTTCCCTCCGGCACGAGTCGGCGATCGGCAAGAAAGCGACCGTGTTCGGATCGAGCGGCGGCGGCAAGACAGGATTCCTCTTCGACATGAAGAAGGGGGATCTCCGCGGCCAGACGTCCCTCTTGGACAAGGTGGCGGCCGTCGATACCGGCGTGCACGCCAGGCCGTTTCACGAGCAGGTCACCCATGCGGCGGCGGCCGTCCCCAAGAGCCAGCTCGTCGGCAACAAGGCGTTCCTGCACCACGTGCACCAGCAGCACCAGAGCAACATCCAGAATCCCCGGATGTCGCTCGACGAGTTCAAGGCGGCCGTCGTTCAGGACAGGGACAAGCTGGCACTCTCCCGCGCGGACCTCGTGCACGGCTTCCCCCGGGAGGAGATCCAGAAGAGCCAGGCGCACGCCGATATCGGGGGCCTCCACAAGGCGGAGTTCCACTTCGTCCGCGTGGGCGGGACCGGTTCGGCGGCGACAAGCGCGCAGCTCGCGCGGCACCTCCCCAAGGTCGGCGGCGGAAGCCCGGACGCGATCCTGCAAAAGGGCCTGGACACCCTCAAGCGGCGCTCCAAGACCGCGGGCCGGCTCAAGGGCCTCAAGTCGGTGGCGGACGTCGTAAGACACCCCGAGACCCACGGCAAGGCGGGCGACACGGCCGACCTGAAGACCTCCGCAATCCACGTGGACCCCGAGCGGTTCCAGTTCAAAATCGGGGCCTCGAGCAAGACCGGCTCCGTCGGGAGCCTGGCCGGCGCGAAGACCTATCAGAAGCAGTTCGCGGGAGCCATCAGCGTATGGCGCGACCCGGAGAACGGCCGCATTTTCGTGGTCAACGGCCACAACCGCCTTGAGCTGGCGCAGCGCCTGGGCGTCGAGAAAGTGCACGTGCAATTCCTCGATGCGCCCAACGCGCAACTGGCGCGGGCGCAGGGCGCCATGACGAACATTGCCGAGGGGCGCGGGACCGCGCTGGACGCGGCCAAGTTCTTCCGCGATAGCGGCATCTCCCGGGCCGACCTCGACAAGACCGGCGTCCCCATGCGCGAGCACGTGGCCAGTCAGGGCATCGCGCTGGCGGGCCTGGAAAAGGGCCTCTTCACCAAGGTCATCGACGGCGACTTATCACCGGCGCGGGGCGCGATCATCGGCGGTTCGGGCCTCTCGCACGCGCAGCAAAAAGACCTCTCGGGGCAGCTCGAGAAGCTGACGCGCAAGCACTCCCGCGAAGTCCCCGATAAGGTCCTCAAGGAACTCGTCGATAACGCCCATTCCGCGGGCACCACCACCACCAAGCATTTCGACCTCTTCGGCGAACACCACGAAGAGGTTTCCCTCGCGGTCCACCGGGCGCAAGTGCAATCGGCCATCAAGCAGCAGCTCGGGCAGGAGAAACGGCTCTTCGGCCTCGTCTCGCAGTCCAAGGCGGCCCAATCGCTGGCGGAGAAGGGTCGGAGCTCGATCGACCGGGACACGACCGGTAAAGTCAGCGAAGAGGCGGCCGGGCTGTTGGGCGTGTTCGACACCTTGAAGAATCGCTCCGGGCGGGTCGCGCATGCCCTCAACACCGCCGCGCGGCGGATCCACGAAGGGGAAAGTTCGAACCATGTCATCCGCGAAACGCGGGAAGAAATCGCCGACGAGATCCGACGCATCCTCTCCGGCGGACGCGTCGCATTCGAGTGAGACGGATAAGGACTCGATCCTGTCCCACCTCGTGCGCGAGCACCTCTCCGACAACCTCCGCCATGCGTCCGACGACGCCAAGCGCGCCGGCCAAGGAAAGCCACCACGAAAGGACACCTCCCACGACTCCGACTCCGAATCCGACGATTGACGCGTGGTTCATCGGCGGACCCTGGAATCACCGGTTGATCCCCGTCAGCCGGTCCCAGCTCGAGGCGCGATACCTGCAAGTCGCAGCGACCACCTACCGGCGGGATAACCCCCTTCCCAGCGGCGTCCCCGTCTTCACCGCGCTGGCCTTCGACGTCCACACCCATCCCGACGATTCGGCCTCCATCGTCCCCTTCGAACCGACCCTGATCGAGTACCTCCGGTCCTGCCGGAAGCCGCGCTGACTCATGCTCGCTCTCCTCTGCCTGGCTCCCTTCCTTTCCCCTCCCCATCTCACCCGTAGGAACGCTCCGTAAGGGGCGATCGATCCCGTGTCAGACTCCGACCGGTCCGGCCTCGAGCTGGCCACGATCTTGCAGGATTACGTCTCGCGGTCCGATTACTCCGATGCGCTCGAGGCCGTCGAAGCGGCCATTGCCGAACGCGACGAGGCACGCTCCGCGGCCACGAAGCACACCGACCGGCTCGCGCAGCTCGAGAAGATGGTGCGCGGCCGGGCCTGGCGCGACGCGTTCGAGACGGCGCGCAAGGACGCCAAGGTGAAGGACGACGTCGCGGACGACGTCTACCGGCTCTTAGGGCTTGCCGAGGACGACGACGAGCCGGACTCGAAGCAGATCGGCAAGAGCCTGGCGGAGTTCCTCAAGACCCGTGGGCACTACGTGGCCTCGGACAAGCCGGGCGACGGCAAGCCGGCGAGGATCCCCGCGGGCGAGGGCTCCGACCGGGGCCGGTCCGGCTCCCCGGGTGATCCCGAGTTCCACGTCTCGAAGCAGCAGCGCAACGACGCGCTCTGGATGCGCGACAACCAATCGAAGATGAACACGGCGGCCAAGGCCGGGCTCCTCCGGCTCGAAGGCGTCGATTACTGAGCTTCTGAGTTTCTGAGTTGCCAGTTCCCAGCGGGGAAGCCTTCCTCTTCAACTGGCAACTGGCAACTGGCAACTGAGAAACTGTTCCGTCCCCTGCCTCCTGTCGGTTTCCCACCTCTTTCGGCAGCTCATCCCGTCTCTCTTCCCTCTCCCCTAGCCCGGGGCCGGCATGGCGGCGCCGGCTCCGGGCTCACCTCCCCCCAATCCGCATTCAGGAACCCCCATGAACGGCAACCCCACCACGGGCCTTTTTCAGACCCTCGTTGCCGCGGCCAGCGATGCCGCGGAGTCGCTCCAGTACAAGAATGCGTTCGTCGACGCCATCTACTGGGAGCACAAGCCGACGGTCGCGACCCCCGCGCAAACGCTCAACGTCATCATCCCGACCGTGGACGAGGCGGATGTGACGGATATCGGCTCCGGCCCGATCAACGTCACCGCTACCGATCACAACAGCGTGAGCATTCTCTTTGATAAACACTTCAGCACCTCTTTCGTGATCAAGGCGTGGGATCAGGCGCGGACGCCGGAAGACCTCAAGCGGAAATACCTGGCTCCGCGGTTCGAAGCCCTCCTCCGCAAGGTCAACCGCACCATCGCATCGGTCTGCAACACCACCAACTTCGGGACCAGCGCGACCCCGGTTGCCGGGTATGCCCTTGCCAGTGGGGCCAGTACGTCGTATTTCACCCGGGTCGACATCAACCAGTGCTGGACCAACCTCGTGAACGCGGGGGTTCCCACAGATGATGAAGCGAACATGTTCTTCATCACCGGACCTACCTCGTATGGGAAGATGCTCACCGATCAGACGATGAGTTATCAATACATCGTCTCCGACAACGCGGCGCGCGAGGCGCAGCAGAAGGCTTCGCTGTCGATGATCCTCGGTGCCAGGCCCGTGTATGACCAGCACTTCGAGGCGGACCGGGCGGCGCTCGGCTTTACCCACTATCCGGGCGTGCTCATGCACCGCTACGCGATTGCCGCGGTCACCGCGCAGCCGGCTCCCCTGGACCCCTCCGGCTCGTTCGTCCAGGAATCCATTGTCTGGCTCAAGAACAAGCTGCCCGTCCAGCTCCAGATGGTGCCCTCAGTCGAGCAGGGTGGAACGATCGTGCACCTGCATTGCTACTGGGGCGTTAAGGCGGCCCGCGCCGACTTCGCCAGCCTGATCGATTCGGCCTGAGTCTATCTCCTCACTTCGGAATCCCGTCGTGGCCACTTTCCCCGCGATTGTGGCCATGACGCGGTCGATATCTCAGGATATCCGAATGGCAAATGTTCCAGAAATGTTACAGAAGTTTCCGGCGATTTCCGGCCGGTGCGCGTCCTGAAATTCGGACGTCCGAATCGAATACGCTTCCCTCCGCTCCCCTCCCGACTCCCCTCCTCCCTCTCATCTCATAAGGATTCACTTTCATGAGTACCGAACTGGTCGCCTCGTTGCGGCCCGTCGATCTCCAGCGCGAGGCACCGCTCGGCAATTCTCCGGCCGTCACCCTCGTCGACTCCTCCGGCGACGTCCGGGGCGTCAGCCTGCCCAAGTACGTCACCTCCGCGCAGCGCAGCTACGGGTACACGGCGCTCGTGCGGATCCCCGCCAACCTCACGATGGGCACGGGGTTGACGTTCAAGTTCTACCTCACCGATGACGGCTCGAACGCGAACGACCCCGGGAAAAAGTGCTACATCGGCGTGACCGTCAAGCGCATGGCGGCCGACGAGACGTTCGACGTCGACACCGGCGCCGGCACCGAGCAGCTTGTCTCCGTCACCCTGAGCTCGACCGCGGGCGGCGTGGCCATCGGCTCACTGGCGATTGCCAATGCAAATCTCGACAGTGCCGCGGTCGGAGACCTCGTCCTGATCCGCATCAGGCGCAAGGGCACCGATACCACGAACGACACGTGCCAGGGGCGCGTGATCCTGATGGGCGCGGAAATTCAGAACACCTGAGCGATCCTCCGGGCGGCCTGGGGCCGGCTCCTTCGCGGGGGCCGGCTCCGGCTCCCCCTCCACCACCGACCGCTAGACGAAAGGACGATCGCTCATGTCGATGAAGATCTTGAAGACCGGGCAACAGCAATTGTTGACCGACCTGTTGGGCGGCGGGACCCTGGAAAACTGGTCGCTCCGCCTCTTCGCCAGCTCGCACGCGCCGGCGGTGACCGATACCCTCTCCACGTTCACGGCGATTGAAGCCAGCTTCACCGGCTACTCGGCCAAGACCCTGACGCGGTCGATTTCCGGGGCGACGTGGGGCACCGTGGGACTCACCGGGACCACGATCGACGGCAGCAACAACAACGCCAAGAGCGCCTACGGCACAACCCAGTCCTGGAGCGCGACCAGCGCTCAGACGATTTACGGCTACTTCATTTCGGGGCTCTCGTCGTTGGTCGGAATCCTCGCGGAGCAGTTCGGCAGCTCCATTTCTCTGACCAACCCGTCCACGCTCCAGATGACCCCCGTCCTCGAGCTGGGGAGCAACTAACCCGTGACGACCATCAAGAACGCGTCGTGGTATCGCTCCAAGCTCGCGCTCGAGCGGCTCCGGGGCCTCGTCCTGACGTGCGATCCCCACATCACCCCGGACGGATTCGGGGTGTTCGTGTCCGACTTAGGCGGCCTGGCCTCGGTCCCGGGCAAGCCCGATACGTTCGTCAAGGTCGAACCCAAGCTTGTCATGCAGGCGAGCGACGGGCACGACCTGATGCAGATCGTGGGGCGGGACACCATCAAGCGCGTGGAATTCCCGATCCACGCGCTACCCGATCTCGAAGCGCTCGAGGAGTGGGACCACCTCCCGGAGCCTCGCAAGGATTACACGCGGTTCAAGCCCGGAACCAAGCTTTCGAGCCTCTGAGAGCACGATGAGCGCAATCACGAGTAACGGCACTGGCGGCGGCAACGCGTCCTCCGGCTCGAGCTGGGCCGGGGGCGTTGCGCCCGTTGACGGCGATACCATCACGGTCGCCAACGGCGATACCATCACCCAGGACGTCGACCGGATCTACGGGTCCAAGTCCTCGAACGTGGGCGATGCCATCACCGTCAACGGCTCCGTCGGCAGCTTCGGGACGCTCAAGGTCAACTCGGGAGTGACCCTGACCCTCCGCGGCACGGGCACCTCATCCAACCGGCTCGGCATCATCAACCGCTACGGCCTGTTTCAGCCCCTCGCGGGCTCCACGATCCGGGGCGACGTCGCGAGTGAGTTCGGCTCGATCCTCGTCAATCAGGGCAATATCTCCGCCATCTGGGACAACGTCTCCCCGATCCTCTGGAGTGTGCCGACGGCGACGGCCTCCGGCCTCTGGGGCGTGGCGGTCGCCTCCGAAAGCTACAGCGTCTCGACCCAGCCGGCTCCCTATCAGACCAACATCAATATCCTCAGTCGGACCCTGGCCAACCCCTGGATTTCCAACGCGGCGCACACCGGGCCGGGCTCCTTCGGCGATACAAGCCTCGTCATCAACTCGGCAACCCCGAGCATGACGACCGAGGTTCGGGCCTTCACCGTGTCCAACGTCGCCAACAACGGCTCCGGCCTGATCCGGGTCACCGCGGCCGGGCATGGGTACTCGACGGGCAACTCGGTGTGGCTGTTCGAGGTTCAAGGCGTCTGGGACGCCAACGGCGTCTGGACGGTGACCGTCATCGACGCGGATACCTTCGACCTCCAGTCTTCGGCCTACGAAGGGACCTACGTGGCGGGCGGCAAGGTCGCGGCCCTCACCTCGAGCGGGCGGTATTACGTCGATTACGAGCAGGGCGTCGTCTATATGTACTCGACGTCCACCACGGGGAACGCGCTCAACGTCTCGTACTATCACCTCGACTTGACCGCGGCCAACTGGCGCGGCTGGGGGATCATTTCCAACGGCAACCAGACCGGTTGCACGTGCCTCCTCGATGGCTGCGTCTTCGAGTACATGGGGGCCAACGGCAACGGGTTTGCACCCACCATCAGCGGCGTGTCGGTGCGGCAAAGCGCGCCGGTCGCGTGGTACGGTCACCAATCGGTCGGCATGAATTCGGGCCTGTCCAATCGCCTGGCGTACTTGAAGCACTCGACATTCCGCTACGGGATGCGCTACCTGTGCTTGACCGCGTGCAACGGGTCTTCGGGCGATCCGCTCCTGATCCAGGGCAACACGTTCCTCAGTGCCTCCGGCGGCACGATCTGGGACGGGATCGCGTGTTATGCGGAGCCTCTGGGCTCCTCGTATATCACGGTCGACGCGAATCGGATCAACCACCGCGGGACGTTCGTCGATTTCACCACGGTCAACGCCGACGTCGCCCATTTCACGATCAGCAACAACTACGGATGCGCGGCGTTCGCCGTCGTGCGGGGCGACGCCATCGGCGGCGCGCGGACGCCGTTTCCGGCCTTGAACGACCCCGACGCCTCGTATGCGATGCGGCCGACGACTCCCGACCTCTCGGTCACCGGCAACTGGATCCGAGGCATCGGGGACAACGGGGGCGGCGTGGACTCGCGGACCATTTGCGTCAGCGGGACCAGCGGGCACCCGGCAATCATCGAGAACAACGTATTCCGCAACAATCACCGGCTCGGTCACCAGATCGGCTCCTATGTGATCGTGCGGAACAACGTGTTCGCGTACTTCTACCACCACGGGTTCACCGGCTCATCCGTAGACGACACGTATTGCACGTCATACCAATACTATAACAACCTGTTTATCTCCGACCGCACGGGCACCGTGACGCAATGCGGGGCCTCCCAGATCGGCTACAACCATCGGAATCACCTCGACGATTACGTGTTCGCGGGCAACACGATCGACGGGGGCCGATATGGCCTTGACTTCAATGATTTGCCGGATACGAGCGGGCAAACCTTGGGCGCGCGGCTCCAGATCGTCAACAACATCTTCGCCAACGTGGTTGCCTATGGGTTCGTGACCTACCGGAGTGCCTCAGTCCCGTGGAACGTGGTCCCGCTCGAGTGCGACTATAACGACGTGTACAACGCGGGCGCGTTCGCCGTGACCGGCTCGAACGGCCTGGCCAACGGGACCAAGGCGACCGGCTTCAGCAATGCGGCCGGGAAGTACAACCGGGACGATACCCGGGCGATCCTGGGCGTCCACCTCTTCGACGGGACGTATACCGCCGCGGCCTCCGGCAAGAGCCTCGTCTACACGGTCAACACCCTGGGGCAAGACCATACCCTTGCCTGGGACGGCGGGACGCCGGCCCAGATTATTCGCGACTACGGCACCTCCGCCGGCGGCGGGCTCCGCACGATCGCGTGTTCCAGCACGCAAACGACCTGGAACAACTCCAACGTGGGGATCCGCGGCAACTGGCTCTGGATCGTCTCCGGGACGGGGGCCGGTCAAGCTCGGTGCATCACGTGGGCGTCCGCGAACGTGTGCCACGCGGTCAGCTCGATCGCGGCGGCGGGTAGCGGTTATTCCGTGGGGCAATATATCAAGACCACGGGCGGCACGGCCGACACCCCGGGGCACGTGGCGGTCTTCAAGGTCACCTCCGTTTCGGGCGGCGGGATCACGGGCCTCTCGCTGGTCTCGGGCGGCTGCTTCACCACGGTCCCCAGCAACCCCGTCAGCACAACGCGCGTCACCGGTTCTTCGGGCGGCTCGTGCACGCTCAACCTGTCGTGGGCTCCGGGCCTCGTCTTGGTCCCCGACTTAGGCACCGCGGTCGACAACACGAGTGTTTTCGCGGTCGTCAACGCGATGAGCACGCTTTCGGACAGCGGTCCAACCCAGTCGGTCAAAGCCTGTATCGATCCGAGGGACCCCGACAACGTGTATTCCGCGGTCGTCTTGCCCACCTCGAGTCAGACGGACTCGGGGATCTCCGTCAGCGTCTCCCACACGATCACCAGCAACCCGGCATTTTCGGGCTCGACTCCCAGTCTCAACCCGGCGCACTACCAGTGGGCGGCCGGCTCCCCCGTGCAAGACGCGGGCACCGCCGACGGCGGACCCAGCTCGGATTACTGGGGCACCTCGAGGCCGCAAGGGTCCTCCGTCGACATGGGGCTCTATGAACTCCTGGCGACGCTGACGGCGACGGCGGCCGGGGGCTTAGTCGGCGGCGGGGCCTTCGGGCTGTCCTCCTCGTTCACCAGCTCGGCAGCCGGCGGACCGGTCGGCGGCGGCCAGAGTCAGGGCGTCTTTACCCTGGTCGCGACGGCGGCCGGGGGCCTCGTCCTGGCCGGGGGCCTCACCCCGGGCGCGGCCTACACCCCGACTTCGGCCGGCGGCGCGGTACTGGATGGGACGGCCGATATCCCGGGCGTGTCGGTGGCGATCGCCTCCGGCGGGATCGTGCTGGCGGGCGGGATCTCACCGGGGGCGACGGTCAACGCCAGTCCCAGCGGTGGGGCCGTCCTGGGCGGCGACGTCACTCCCTGGCTGGGCGGCCTGCTGTTCGTGACTCCCGATCCCTCCCGCACCACGTGGCGGATGTACTGACGGCTCCCTTCCGGTCCTGTCCCCACTGACCACCGACCACTGACCACTGACCACTCATGCCCAGTCAACCCCGCGCGAACTCCTGGCGCCTGCCTGCCGGCGAGACGCAGATTTTCCAGATCACCCTCACGAAGGCGGATGGATCCGCGATCGTGGGCCAGTACACGGGCACCGAGACGATCGGCGCCACCGTGTGGGAGGGCTCGAACCTCGCGCCCATTCCCTCGGTGGTCTTCCCCCAGTGGCTCGACGCGGCAAACGGCGTGATCACGGTCACCGTGACGCCTCCGGCCGCGATGACGGCCGGGTTTTATCGCGTCAAGCTGTCGGTGGTCTACGCGGGGGCGACGTCCCCGTTTTACTTGGGCTGGCTGCAAGTCGATCCCGTGGCGGGCACGGGCACCGCTCCGGCCGTCTACTGCACGCTCCAGCACCTCCTCGATCGCTCCGGGGGGTGGCTGGCGCGCCTCATGCAGGAGGGGGCCGGGGATGAATGCAATTTCCTGGCCGAACGCGCCATGGCACGGGCCTGGCTCGATGATGTGATCGTGGGCGCGTCGCGCGTGGACGCCTATGGCGGGGATCTCGCCTATGGACTCACCACGGGGAGTTTTCCCTTCGGGCCGGTGGAATCCCCCGATAGCGTCCTGCAAGGCTACCTCGCGGCCGACATGCTCCTGATCGTCCCCCGCACGATCGAATGCGTGGCCTACAAGGCGCTCGGCTATATCTGCGAGAAACGCTCATCCTTCGACGAGACGGGCGAGCAGTACCGCCAGCGCGCGGCCTACTACCACCGCAAGGCGTCCAACTCCCTGCGCTCTTATCGTCCCTGCCTCGACACCGACGGCGACGGCACCGCGGACATTGCTTTTAACCTCGGAATCGTCTCTTTCCGATAGGCCATCATGCCTCCCAGTGAAAACCCCTTCCCGACGTCGACGCGGTCCCAGATCTGGACCTACCTGTGTGACGTCCTGGAAAACGATCCGACCCTGAAATCCGCGGTCAACCTCTTCCAGCTCTGGCAGGGGCGCGACGAGGATTTGGCCGAGCCCTGCGACGAGGATTGCCCGGTCCTGCGCATGACGCCGGTCAGCTCCCCCGGGCAATGGCTCGACGAATCGACCCACTCCTACCGGTGGACCCTGAAAATCGATCTGGGCGTCATCGGGACGGACGTCCGGACCGTCATGGATTTCTGGGCGGCCGTCGAAAGCGCGCTGTTCACCGGGAATACCGTCCTCGACGCGCTCGTGCCCTATGGCCTGATCCAGAAGACCCTCTCCGCCGCGGCCTTCGAGCCCCACCTCTTCGGCGACGCCGCGGGCATCCGATCGACCGGCTCCCTCACCCTTCACATCCGAGTGGACTCATAAATGAAGCGATTTTTACGCATCACCCAGGAAGGCGCCTTCGGCACCTTCCCGGGCTCCCCAACCTCGATTCACCTCCGGTTGGACTCCGCCAACGCGTTCAAGGTCATGACCCAGCCAGAGTTTTATAGGATCATGTCTGGAACTGGCTTTGCTGTTGGGGCACTCTTCGGCTCCGAAACGACCGCGCTGGGTGCCACGCTGTCCGGTCCGCTCCACTACAGCCAAGCCTCGTTCCTGCTGGGATGGGCCTTGCAACGCATCAACGCAGGGCAAACATCACCCTGGGTCACCACGGAGAAACCCGGTGACTTGCCATCATGTACATGCGATTTCGCATGGAGCAATTTCGACGAAACGCTGAGAAGAAAGCGCTTCCTGGGCTGCAAGGTCGCGTCGTTCTCGCTCTCGGGATCACGCTCGAGTCCCGTGATGCGGTTCTCGATGCAGGTGATCGGAAGTACACCTCAAGGTAATAGCTACGACGCCTCCAGCGACCCGGACGGCACCGCGTTCCCTGAACCCGCTTTGACCGATTTTCCGACCGACCCGATCCTCTTCCAGCACGCGCGGGGGGGCTTGACGGTCAACAACGTGGCGCACAGCAATTTCCAGAGTCTCAATTTCAACGTCTCCAACGCGTGCAAGGCGTACTGGGACGAATCCCGGTTCGCCAACGCGATCCGGATGAACGGCCGCACCACGACGCTATCGGGCTCCAGCCGACTCAAGGCGACCCCCGACGACCGCGCGAGCTACGAGCAAGCCGCAACCCTCGCTTCGGCCAATACGCTGGCCTTCACCAACGGCGTCAATACCCTCACGTTCACGCTCAACGCGCAGAACTATTTCTCATCCATCGATGAGGATATGCCGTTGGATGAAGAGGTCTATTACAACTGGACCCTGTCCAACATGCTGGACCCCTCCGCCGGAAGCGACTTCAGCTTTACCTACGCATGAGCCTCCTGGACCGCAACAAGGGGATCCTCCGGCGCATCGAGGATCCCCGTCCGATCTCCGAGCAAATCGCGGGGATTTTCCGCGCGGGGAAGCGCGAGCAGCTCCGCGGCGGCGCCGACGCGACCGGCATACCCTTTCAGCCCTTGAAGCCTTCGACCCTCAAAAGGCGCAAGGGCGCCGGTCCTCCGCTGTTGCCCCGGGGCGACGCCTCGCGGATCTCGAGCGGGTACACGGTGGATGTGGAGACGGACCGGGACGGACTCACGGTCAAGGCGGGGTGGCCGGGCCTCGACTGGGTCCGGTGGCATCGGACCGGGACGCGGACCCTCCCCAGGCGCGACCCGGGCGGATTCCGGGCCGAAGACATCAAACGGGCCTTGCGTGCTTTCAAAGATTGGATCATGAGCCGTGGATGAAGTTCAGAAATTAATTCTTCAGGTCGAAGGGCAGGAGAAGCTCAAGACGCTCAACGAAGAACTCGCCAAGGAACGGGATTTCCTCGAGAAGCTCCTCGTCATCCAGAAGCAAGGCGTCGTGGGCGTCAATCCCCAGGACATCCGCAACGCGGCGGAACGCATGGTGAATCTCAACACGGAGATTGCCAGGCTGCAGACCCAGACGCGCGGGTTTGGCCAAGCCGCGCTGAACCTCCAGTACGTGCTCGACGACCTCACCCAGACCTCCGGCGGCTGGGAGCGGAAGCTTGCCTCCATCTCGAACAACGTCCCGGGCCTGGTCGCCTCGCTGGGGGCCGGCGCGGGCCTGGCGGGCACCATCGGGTTGGTCTCGACGGCGCTGATCGCGCTGGCACCTTTAGCCAAGGCGGCATGGGCGGCCTTGACCGAAGAGGGTCCCGAACTCGCCAAGGAGCAGCTCAAGGAGATCGAGGACCGCATCAAGAAGATCAACGACGAGTTCAAGAAGCTCGCGCAGAAGCCGACCGACTTCGAATCCCAGTCAGCCAAGGCGATCGGCGATTTCCTGGGGCAGCGACCGGCGGCGGAGAAGGCGGAAGCCGGCATCCTGAAAGTCATGGCGGGCGATCCCAGCGCGGGACTCAAGGAAATGACTCCCGACGAGCGGAAGGAATTCGACGACCTGCAACGGCGGATCAAGCGCGGCGTCGGGGAGCCCATGCCTCCCCTGATCGCGCGCCGCAATGAACTCGCCAACATCGCCCGGCAGCGCTTCGCGCGGAGCCTGGTGACCGGCGCGACCGAGGCGGGTCCGGCCGGCGAGAAGGCGCGGAGGACGCTCCAGGAGATCGCGCAGCGCAACCCGGGCGCGTTCCCCACCAACTTCGCCACCCACCTCGCGGAGATGACCCCCGAGGCACTGGCCGCGCAGGAAGCCGACGGATCCAAGGCGCTCGACGAGCACGAGGAGTTCGGCCGGCGCGCGCACGAGGCGGGCCAGAAGCGGCGCCAGAACACCGCCGCGCGCAACCGGGCGCTGGACGACGTCAAGAGGCGGATCGAGCGCGACACCGCGGCCAAGAATCATCAGCTCGAGCAGCAGGCACGGGCCGAGGATCGCGGTCCGGCCTTCGCCGACAAGCAGCTCGCCGACGAAGCCAGGGACTCCGAGGCGCCGGGCGAGACCGACCACCAGCGCCAGCTCCGGCAGGCACGCCGCGCGTCGGTCAGCATGAGTCAAGACCTCGGATACGGCACCCCTTCGGCCGACCAAGCCGACCAACTGGCCTCCGCCGCGCTCTCCAACATGGCCAACGGCATGAACGGGCAGCAAGCCGTATGGGCGGCCGTCATGAAGAAGGTCGAAGCCATCAACGCGGCCGCGCAGCAGTTCCGGCAGATGCAGGCGCAGCAGCTCATGGGCTCCGACAACTCCGGTCAATTCTCCCTGATGACTCCGCTGTTCTGACGTCATGTCCAGTATCCTCACGGTCAACGGCACCCCCTACGATCAGTCCGCGCGCGCGGCCGCGGCCCTCCTCGTCGACGCGTGGGGGTGGTCGCTCGATGCGGATTACTGGCTCGAATTCAGCGAGTACGCGGCCGGTCCGACTCCCCAGTTCTCGGGGCCGACGGACGTCAGTCTCTCCGTCGGCGGCACCACCGTCTTTACCGGGGACCTCGTCTCGAGCGCTCCGATGATGGGCCGGGACGGCATCACGTGGGGATACCGTTGTTTGGGCCTTGGCTACCGGGCGAATTGGCTCCCCGTGACGGCAATCGACGGCTCCGGAATCATCCGCTACAACGTGCCGTTTACGGACGTCGATAACTACGTCGCGACCCTCGCGGGCAAGAGTGTCGGGGATATCCTCTCCGACGGCCTGTCCCAGCACAGCGCGGCCTTATCCGCCGCGGGGATCACCACCGACGCGACCACGGCAAGCCAGCTCGCGGCCTTGACCTTGGTCCCGCAAGATCAAGTGATCGTCTCGGGAGAGAGGCTCTGGCAGGCACTCCAAAGCGTCCTGGCGCGCTGGATGCGCAACTACCGGCTCGTGATCCTCCCGTCCGGCCTCGTGCGCGTCCTCGACGTCAACGGGGGCTCCACACATACGCTGACGGTCGGCACCGACCCGGTGGAACCCCCCTTGCTCTCGCGCAACTGGACCAATTGCGCGACCCGGGTTTCGGTCCGCGGCAAGGGGAATATCGCCAGCGCGTATGTGTCGGTCCTGAAATCGACCCTGACTCCGGCCTGGTCGGCACCGCAAGAGGCGGCCTGGACCTATAACGATTACCTCAATCCCCCCGGGGCCTCGTCGCACGGGACCGTGACGACGGTCAACTCGCCAACGCAAGTCACCGTGTCGAGTGCCGATGCGACCGAGCATTGGACCACCAATTTTTGGAACGGTCTTCAGGCATGGGTCTGGCTCACGAAGTCGAGCGGATCGGGTTTGACGTACATCGAGTCCAGACCGATCACGGCGTGCTCGTCGCTGTCGGCGGGCGGCACCGCCACCTTGACCCTCGGCTACGACCTCGAGAACTCGTCGGCGAGCGCGTTTGACAGTTACCAGATCATCGGGACCAATGTCCCACTCGCCTCCGGGGGCCGGATGGACGTCTGGCGGCTCTACGACGTCACCGATCCCGGGGGCCTCGTGGCCGATCACCTCGTGACGGAGTTCCCCGCGCCGACTCCGTTCTACTCCGCCAATGGGCAAGCCGTCTCGCTGGTGACAACGCCCATGGCGCAGATCGTCTCCGGGACGGGCTCCGGGCCGGCTCAGTTCCAGGTACTTCCCCAAACAGGTCAAATTATCTTTGTGCGTCCCGTGGTTGAGAGCACCAGCACGATCGCGCAATTGAACGCGGGCGGGGCCTCGGTGGTCGCGCCGGTCGACGTGTATTGCTTGCTCGCCTATTCCCGCGGCGCGCTGTCGGTCCCGTTCCCGGCGGACATCGCAGCGGTTCCCCAGTATTCGGGGACAGCTTACAGCCAGGCCAATCTCGCGCGCACGCAGACGGTCGACGTCGATACCTGGCAGTATGCGGGCAACACGAGCGTTATGGGGGATCTCGCGGAGATGCTCCAGGCGAGTGTCCGCGACACGCTCATTGAGGGCACCGCGGTCTACCAGGGCTATTACAGCACCGTCCAGGATCCCTCCTCCGGCGGGGGTCACAAGATCACGTTTGCGGGCACGGGATACAGCCGTCCCGCCGACGAGGCGGATCTTCCCGTGCGCGCGGTCACCTATCGCTACCTCACCACGGGCGGCGGGCTCCTCTTCCGGACCGAAATCAAACTGTCCACGCGGAACGATCCCCGGACCGGGGAATCTCAATATCTGCATTTGAGCGCGTTCGGCACTCCGCTCTCGTTCGGGTCCCAGCTCGCGGGCGGGTTCGGGCCGGGGGCTCCCACGATGGGGGACGCGGCCGGGTTCACCCCCGAGTCCTTGGGCCTCGACAAGTCGGCGATGGAGCTGTCCGGGTTCGATCCCGCGAACCTGCGCGACGACCGGCGGAAGTGGGCCGAGCGGAAGCCGCAAGGGCTCCGGGGCGTCACCACCACCGATGAACAGCGGCGCATGACCGCGGAAGTCCACGAGCAAGAGCGGCGCGACTCCGAGGAAAGCGCCGACCGTCTGGCCGGTCTCGACTCCGAGCGACGGGCGCGGGTCCTGAGGCGCGACCCCTCCACGCAGACGGGCCTTGCCTATGGCCAGTCCGGTAAGGGGCGCGGCCAGTCCGACGCAGACGCGATCGAGCGCGACCGGAAAGAGAGTCAGCGGCGGCTGATCGCGCGCAAGGATCGCGAGCGGTCGCAGCGGCTCCGGGACGCCGGGATCTCCAACCTGATGGCCGATTCCTCCGGCGGCGGCGGCATGGGGCCGGCTCCGGCGGCCGGCGACGACCTGGCCGGGGGCGGGGGCGAGTAAGAGCGATGTTCAACCTGGAAGCGCGCATCCAGAATTTGGAGCGGATCCTCGCGGATCTCGCGCGGCGCTTCACGGATTTGCTCCGCGCGGTCCAGCGGCTCAAAGACCAGCAATGGGCCGGGACGGGGGCGCCGTCCTCCGGCGGGGGCGCCGCGGGCATCTACTTCGCCGACGGCCTGAACATCGCGGCGGCCTCCGGCGCCTTAGTCGGTCCCCCCACGATCCACAGCACCTCCGCCGACGTCTACCAGATCACCGGGGGCGGCGCCGCGCTCTTCGCGGCGTCGCAGACGATCTATAACGGCCTGCCGGATGCGACCGACAACACCAGGCGCCAGATCCTCCAGCGCAACAACGACGGGACGTTTTCGGTCGTATCCCAGAGTTGCACCGCCTATTGATACCGACACATGTCCCAATTCAGCACGTGGGATCTCGGGGCGTGCGGCTGTCCGGGCACCCCGCAGAGTCAGTCCTTCACCGTCAAGGGCTGCAATGCGATCGTCTATCCCGGAGTGACGGTCTCGGTCTACGACACCTCCGGCGGGACCCTGCTCCAGTCGGGGACAACCGACGGGTCGGGCAACGTCACCCTGGCCTGGACGGGCGCGGCGGCGACGTGGGTCGAAGTGACCGGGATGTCTGGAAGGTTCAATGCGTTCGGCGTGGCGATCACCGTCAACCCCCAGACGCTCCAGCTCACCGCGGCGACCGGATACGTCTGCTTCCCCAGCTGCTTGATCCCCCTGCCGACGACGTTGCAGCTCACCGATAGCGTCATCGGCAACGCCACCTTGAGCTACAACGGCTCATCGGCCTGGGCCGGCTCCAAGGTCTATTCCTATCCCGGTTATACCTGCCCGGGGTTCCCGTCCTTCGACTGTCCGGCAGCCACCGTCACCGTTCATTATTCGCTGTCCACCGGCGGCACCCTGACCGTTTCCTGGAACGCATTCATTGTTTCCCCGGGCTTCTCCCTCTGCCCCAACGATCTCAACACGGCAACCGGGTTCTGGACCCGTACCCTGGCCAGTGCGGCGAGCTTCACCTGTCCCCTGTCCTTCTCGGTCTCCTGGGACCTGATCATCTCCAGCGGCGTCGGGGGCGATACCGCATACACCGCGGCCTTGTACCTGGCTCCGGCCGACTGTGGGCAGTGCACCGCGTCCCCGACGTGTACGATTACCACGGTCACCATCACCGAGTGAGCAAGGCGAGGCTCCGACCATGACACCCCGGGCCGATGTCGACGCGGCCCTCGAGGCCCTCTCCGCCGCGCGGCACCCCCACCTCGTGCGCTACCGGGAGCTGACGGCCGACTCCAACCCCGATCCGGAGTCGCGCGAGGGATACCGGCAGCTCGTCGTCTCGATGGTGGCCGGGGGCTCCCTCGGTGGGACGTTCGTCCCGAAACGCCACGTGGCCGTTTCCTACCACGTGACCGACCCGGCGAAGGCGGCCAAGCCGTGCGGGGGCTGTCCGGGCCTCTGACGGGGCCTGTCGCGGACCCGGGCCGGATTCCGAGAGGGGCCTTGCCGATCGCCGTTTCCGGGATACGGACCATGACTTGATGGATTTTTTCCACATTCCGGACACAAACATCCAGAAGTGGCGTTTCATCCGT